ATAGATATGTCTTAAGATTGTACATCGGCAATTCCAAGTTTCTTCTGGCTCTCCTGTTGGGTCTGCAGGACACATCAAGCCATTTGAAAAGGGTTCATCTACCAACACTTCTTCGCCATCTAATTCTGCATGGCTTTCTCTCGTTCTGTCGTCTGCCGTTGCAACCCATACTTTTGTACATACAACATCATTATCTTCATCAATCTTTTGTATTGCATCTAATCGCCCTTTATTTTGAGCATATGTAATCATTGTACGAGCATTCCTTACTGCTGATTTCCTATCCATCGTGCTAATAGTTTGTAATCTTTTAGCCAATTCTTTAGGGTGTTCTCCCTTTTTGATTGACTGCAATAACTGTGAATTGATAGCCTTGATGTTCCATTTCATGTCTTTATCAATATCCAAATCCTTTACTAAAGGCAGAAAAGATTTATCTGCATTCTTGATAAGATTATTGATAACATTTTCATCAATCAAATCAAACTTGATGCCACCTATCTTGAAATCCTTGATTGTATTCTTGCCAATGAAATTGTAGTTCTTGGTATATATCTTCCCTACAAAATTATTGACAATATCCAACGCACCTTTATTAACATCTGCTATCTTTCTTGCTACTTTATCGAGCATCTTCTTATATCTGTCGCTTAATATTGTCTTACTGAAAAGATAGCTTTCATATGCCTTTGTTGTCTTTTCAATCAAAACCTTATCTCCAACCTTTTTAGCATCTTCTTTATCTTTTATCAGTGCTTCTACTTCTGGCTCCATATCATCAATATATTTGCTCCAATCGGTAATACCAAGCCATGCCACTGCATAATACTTCCCAATCTTCTTTTCTAGCTCTTTTATCTGCTTATCAGTCCACTTGTGGGCTTTATCTGGCATTTATCATCACTCCTTAACAGGTTCTTCTGGCTCATTTGTTTCTGGTTCCTTTGGTGTAACAAATCTGTCAGACTCGTCTCTTGTCAATGCATCTAAAATAGTCTCGATTTCATCATTAGATAAGAACGGTAAATGAGTCAAGATTGTTTTGGTATCAAGATACTGTGCACACGATAGAACCATCTGAGTTTCTTCCTGCTGGTTAACAATTCTAGAACGTGTAAATTTAGGTGTATCTTCTACACTGATTAAATGCAGAATCTGTTTAATGAACGTGCTTACGCAATATTCAAATGAATCAGTTTTATTGTCCAGTGGTCCATATGAAGCCTTGATTGCAGTTGCAGTAACATTGGAAGAAATCTGCGACATATTCAAGGCCATAAAATCATTATACAAATCATTCTCCAATCTATCCAAATATGCAACTCTTGATTGATAAGGTACGTCCATTGTATGTGCTTCTGCCTGTTCATCATCATCAAAAGCATATGCCTTGACGGTTTTCATACGCTGTACAAACTGAGCCAAGTCTACATCGTCCATGCCACCTGCATTCTTGATTGTCCAATAAATCATTGATGCATCGTCCAAATCATTAGCGAAACCAGAACGAATCAAATCGTAAGCGTCTATTTCATCACGTCTGCCATGTAGTTCACTCAAATGCTTTGTATTTCCCCATAGTGGCACGACAGGGAAAGATGGATAATTCTCATAGTTATAAATAATATCGCCGTCCACATCATGCAATACATCAATCTTATAGGCTCTCTTGTCAGCAACAATACTCCATTCGCCTTTCTTACGCTTGAAATCTGTATAGCCATCTAATTCAAATAGCGTAACCCTCAACGGCTTATTGTCTGCAACCTGCCAGAACCTTACACCTGCTTTCAATCCTCCGTCTTCTTCGTCCCATAACGGAGCAAACTCCAAGGCACTAAATACTTCTACATGGTCATAATTAAAGAAATTATAAGACACTCCATGCACCAACGCATTCATGCCAGATGATTGTAATTTAATGTCGAAATCATCTCCACCTAATTTCTCTTTGGTTGTTTCATCATTAAACACAACACCATTGCCTAATAAATACTGATTTTCCTGTGTTACAAACCTATTGAAATAATTTGATGCACACTTGTAATTTGCACTGTAATTGTCTACAACTGCTTTACCTGTAACTGTATACAACAGCTTTTTATATTCTCTGATTGTAACATTGTCCTGTCTGTTGTAGGAATCAGCAATAACAGCCTCTTTATAGAAAGAGCTTGATTTATACTCTACGATAACGCCATTAATAAACTGTGTAATGTCCTTGAAACTTCTGTTTTCACCCAAAGCTAATAAATCTTGATACGTTTTCATATTGACCTCCTATTTCTTTTTCTTCATGATTCTTGCCAAGCATGCCGCACTATCACAATTCGATACTAATACACCATTTGCATAATAACAGCCTGCCTTCTCAACTGTGAGATTGTACACGGGCATAATATCGTTGTTTGCATAATGATGAACAGAATTTATGTTTTGCTGACTTTGCTGTAAATGTGTTTCCGCAACATGCACATTGCTTTTCACATGGAGTGAATTTAAGCCCAATTCTTCTACGTCTTGCCTTTTGTTGGCAATTAACGCAACAAAATCTTTGCGTTTTTGTTGCAAGAAATTCTTTACCGCAAAATTCACAAATCTTAGGTGTTTCGTGTTTGCTCGCTTTGAGAATTGATTCTGCTGAATGTTTTCTATGCCATTCTCTGCCTTCTTCTGATTTATGCCATTCTTTTGCTTTTTCTCCTGCTTGAAGTAATTGTTCTTTGTTACGTTCTCGATAATCTTCATTTTGCATATTTCTTTTAGCGTGCATCGACAGATGTTCCCTAGCTGATATACACTCCAGATTGCTGATGTCGTTATTGTCGACATCACCATCAATATGATGTATGTGATAGCCTTTAGGAATTTCTCCATTGTAATATTCCCACACTGCTCTATGAAGCTGTCTGGCATTTTTTCTTTCTGCGTTTTTGGTTGTGTACTTGAAATAATATCGGCTCTTTGGATTTCTGATATAGGTTTCTCCATTGAATACAATAGTCTTTTTTTCCATGATAGTAACCTCCTTAATCCTATTGTATCAATTCTATCCGCACTATTCAAGCTATCCGCTGTTTTAAAGCCTTGATTATAAGTAAAAAATTTATGGTCATGCGTTGCATTTACGCCATAATAATTACCTACTTTCTTATATCCTGTTATTCCTGCAAACGTCACTTTCCTAATTCCTGCTGGTGTTATTACATATTCTCCTATCTTTATATCTTTTATGGGTTTATTGCCTGTCAATGTCGCAATCATAGTGTTACCGTCTAAACATGCATCATCATGTTCTGCATTTTCGGTGTAATCTTCTATCTGCTTGATATATTCTTCATCAGTTCCCTCAACAAATACAACCTCTTTCCATATTGCCTTAAGACACGTTGTTATCTTTATATGCTTGTTCATATCTTCATGGTACGTGACAACTTTCATGCCATAGGTCTTTCTCATTGCTTTTGCGACTAGTCCTTTATCAGCATTCTTTTCATTGTACAGCTTTCCTACCAATAAATAATCATACCACCTCTTAATATCACTATAACAATCTTCTACATGCTTTCGCCATATTTTTCCAAAAACATAATATTTTCCATCGTGCTTCTGCATGACTGTTAAAGCTGTATAATCTTCTCCATAAAAGGCACTGTCCACATGAGCCAATCCATTCATGACAGCTGATGTGTCTGCTCTCTCTTTCTTAGGTTCAAAGATAACATCACTGTCGGCTCTATGCTTTAATTCATAGTTCGCACTAAACAATGACAAATCCATATGGTCTTTCTTGTATTGGATTTCTTCATCAGTAAGTAGCCCTGTTGTATAACAATCATACTTTTTTGGTTTAGGCATCTTTGTAAAGGCATCATCTTTATGCCAAGGCGTACCTGTATTGAAAATACGTCCTGTCTCAATCTTGATGTTCTGCAATTCATCATAGATACGCTTAGTATGTTCTCTTTCTTTCTTTGAATATCTATCAGAGATGTTAACAATATCATCTGTAAATATCCTGTCGTAATGCTTTCCTGTTATCGAGGTATTCATACCTTTAGCAGTTAATTGGCATGTACCTCGTGGTCCATTAGCCAAATTGGTAGATAATTCATAGGCACTCTCTTTTGTAAGGTAGAAATCACAGCCGTATAACATTCTAACAAGATAGATGGTAAATGGATTCTTAATCATCTTCTTTACCTGTGCGATGATTTCTTTCACATCATCATCGGTCTTACGCATGAACATGGTAGTGTCGTTTGGATAAAGAATAATAATAAGCAAAAAGGCGATAGATACGCATGTAGTCTTATAAGAACCACGATGTGCCTGTAACGTATCATCACCTTTGCCATATACCATGTCTTGAATCCATTTGTTATGAAGTTTCTTCTTTAGTTTTGTGAAACCTAATTCATGTGCAAGTGCAACAGGATTATCACGCAACTGTTTTAAAATCTTCTTCTGAATGGCATTCATGATTATTCCTCTAGGAACTTAGTAAATTCTTCTTGTACTTCATCACTAATATTGACGTTTGTATTTTCTACCTTATCAGTCTGTCCTAAGTACTGTTTGCCTAGCCAAATTAACATAGGAGTATTACCTCCCATTGCAACCTCAAACTGCTTACGTCTCAATGAAATTTTTCCTTTGCCAGAGAATCTTTTAAAGCATTCGGAAAAATCCATCTTATACGTTCTTTTGCACCATTTGACTAGCGTTTTATCTGTTGTGTTAAAGAATGTACATATTTCACTTTGCGTACACATCAACCCACATAGATTTTCAAAATCTTTTTTATCGAAATCCTTTTGGGGTCTGCCTGCTTTAGCCATTTTAAATCACCTCGCTACTTCGTAGATTATCAAAGCAATAGTTTGGATTGACCTATTTTTTTAGTTTTTTCAATACATCAATGGTCTTTTCTTCTGCCATGATTACATCATCAAACTTTCGCATTAACTCGACAATTTGCAATTGTGTCATTATATCTTCGTGCAATTCAATTTCAAAGAAAGAGAAATCTGCCATTTGTATATTGATTGTACTTTGATAATTTGCTAAAAATTTTGGAACCGACCTTTCCAATGCAATTTTAAAATATTCAGGAACAACTTCAATTTTCGGTAAAATCACTGCATTTTTAGTTTCTATATAATTGTCGGAAGTTAACATATTTATTTGTCCATG